GACTCGCCACTGGCGCGATCGCGAGCGACACAGCGCAGATCGAAGTTGGCGGCAAGATTCCGAGCGCGACCGCAACGACTGCTTCAGACATCATCGGCGGCATCGACGTTGTGACTGGCGCGCGCACCGGTCTCGAAGTCATCGAAGACGTCTTTCAAGCAACAGGCTTCGTGCCCGGCGTGATCATCTGCCCGAAGTTCTCGAAAGACCCAGTTGTCGCAGCTGCGATGGAAGCGAAGAGCGAAAACATCAACGGCTGCTTCGCGTGCACCTGCTTGATCGATGTCGACACGACTGCAGTGAAGAAACCGCAGGACGTGAACACATGGAAGAACACGAACAACATCGTCTTTCCGCGTCAAGAATGCTTGTTCGGCAAGCCGTCGCTCAAGGGCACGATGGTCGGGCAGCCCGGCAGCATGACTGCGATCGATAAAATCTTCAATTTCGCGAGTCAGCAAGGACCGCTGCTGCAGTGGACTGACACCTACAAGGGCAACGGGCTGCCGTTCCATTCGCCGTCGAACAAGAACCTGCGCATGAACGCGCTGCTGCTCGACGACGGCAGCGAGCTGCCGATGCACTTGTCTGACGCGAACATGATCAACGGTCAAGGCGTCATCACTGCGCTCAACTGGATTGGCGGCTGGCGCTCGTGGGGCAACAGGACTGCGTGCTATCCGTCAAACACGGACGTCAAGGACATGTTCATCCCTGTGCGTCGCATGTTCGACTACATCGGCAACACCATCGTGCTGACGATCTGGCAGATGGTCGACGAACCCGGCAATCGCAGACTGATTGACGCGATCGTGAACTCGCTGCAGCTCTGGCTCGATGGTCTGACGAATGAACAAGCGCTGCTTGGCGCGCGCATCGAGTTTCGTGCAGATGAGAACCCGACGACTGAGATTCTCAACGGTCACTATGTTTTTCACGTCTACTTTGCGGTGCCGACTCCAGCCGAGTGGTTAGATTTTCGTCTGGAGTATTGGGTGCCCTACATCGCGAATCTGTGGCCAGAATTGTCAACGACAGTCGCCGCAGCAGCATAAACAACACAAATGGAGGCTTGAACCATGCAAATCCCGAACCACGTTACCAACTATTCAATTTTCAAAGACGGCAAGCGACTGATTGGCTCAGCGAACGTGACGCTGCCTGACTTGAAGAATCTCGCTGACTCGCTGAAAGGCAGCGGCATCTTCGGTGAGATCGACATGCCTGTGCAGGCGCATTTTCAGCCTTACAGCGTCACGCTGAACTGGCTCACAGTCGTCGACGACGTGCTCTTCTCAACGCTGCAAGACGGCGCACAGCTGCACGCGTGGGCAGCGCAGCAGCTGCACGACAGCGGCACGAACAAGATCATCCACGACGGTTGGCGCTACATCATGGGCACAGCGCCGAAAGGCATCAACTTCGGCAAGCTGGAGATCGGAACGAAGGGCGAAGCCGTGACTGAATATGAGCTGATCAGTCTGCGCGTGCTGCACAATGACAAGATCGTCGCAGAGATCGACAAAGAGAACGCGATCTGCCGCTGGTGGAACGGATTTCAGCTCGTCGACTACGCGCTGCGCATTCGGCAGTTGATTGGCTTGTGATGCGTTCGTTTCATTGATAAGCTCGCGCACTATGAGCACAACGAACGATCAAGTCGGAATCGAGCCGCACAGCGGTGTCGAGACAAACCGTCTGCATGAAGTCGAACCGTCAGTCGATCTGCCGCAAGCTGAAGCAGAATTTCGCGAATTTCAGATCGAAGCGCCGAAGCCTCCGTGGCGCTTGAAGCTGAATCCGCCCGTCGAATATGACGGCACGAAATATCCAGAGCTGATCTTTGACTTCGATTCGCTGATCGCAAAAGACTTTGTGCGCGCAGAGCGAACGTTCAATCGCATCTACAAGCCGGACAAGAACGAGACGGCTGTGCTGCCAGAGATGCACCACGATTATCACATCGTCCTCGCGGCGCAGGTTGCCGATGTTCCAATCGGCGTGATCTACAAACTGCCGCGTCGCTATTACATGCCGGTGCGGCTAGAAGCCCTAAAAGCCTGTGGCAGCTCGCCGGAAGAGGAGAAAGTGTAACAACACTCCTGCGCTCGATCTCGATGCGTTTGGCGCGCGCCACGGGTGGCGGCGTCGATTACTGGATGGGGCTGCCAGTCACAGAATTGATGACTTGGCTGCACGAGCTGGTGAAACAGCTGCGCGACGAGCAGCAGGCGATCGAGAACGAAGGGAGGTGATGTAATTGGCCGCCACCAAGCAAGAATATCAAGCGATCTTCGTCATCGCGGCGAAGCTGGCGGCGAACTTTCGCACGACGATGGCTGCTGCGCAGTCGCGACTGAAAGCGCTCGAACACTCAGTCAAGCGGCTTCAGGCCGCGCTGAAAACGTTAGCCGGCGGCCTCGGCGGTATCGTTGGTATAATTGCAACAGCTGGCGGCGTAGCTGGCGGATTGCTCCTTCGCAAGTTATTTGAGGGAGCTGCTGACAAGGCGATAGAAGCGAATCAGCGCACGAAAAAGCTGACTGCGTCATTGATGCAGTTCAATGCGATCGCAGCGAAAGGGCCTGATTTCGCAGCGCAGCAGACGAAATTGTTGCGCCAGAGCAACGAGCTGCTCGCAAAGCAGCAGATTTACCAAGAGGAAATTCTCGACTCAGCAACTGCGCAAGCTGCGGTGATGGGCATACCGCCGAAAGAGATTGCGCGCATGATGCCAGCAATGGCAGACATTCTCGCTGTGTCGAAGGGCGTCAAAGCGACACAAGAGGACGCAGCGCAGCTCACTACCGCTTGGGGCAAGGCGATCAGAACAGGGATGGTGCGACCGCTCGCGCAATATGGCATCATCTTGACTGATACGCAGCGCAAAGAGTTCAGAGCGCTGCAGAACGTTCGACTGCGTCACGAGTATCTGCTGCAGATCGCGAAAGGTCAGCGCTTCGTCGGTCAAGCAGCGAAGCTGATGGAGACGCCTGAGGGCAAGATTTTTCTGCTCAATCAGCACATTGCCGAGATGCAGAAGCGAATCGGCGAGCACATTCTGCCGCTGCAGGCGAAGATGGCTGAGCTGTGGGATAGGGCACTGCCGACAATCGAACCAGCGATCATCTGGAGCATCGAAAAACTTGGCAAGGTGCTCGACTGGGTTATAGGCGAAGTGCAAGGCTTCATTGACGCTTGGAAAGTGCAATGGAAAGCGCTCGGACTCGACAAGGACATAGCCGAACTCAACAAGGCATTTCACGATCTGCTCGACACTCTCGGCATCGAATGGCCTGAGGCTGGTTTCTTTGGTCGCCTGATCGCGAGTTCGGTCATTGTATCGCTCAAGATACTCGTGACCGAGCTGAAGATCGTGCTGAAGCTGCTGAACGGGATTGCGAAAGTGCTCGCCTACACGCCGCCCGGACTGCTCGGCAAGTTCATCTATAAAAAGTTTGGTCTTGGCGCGACGACATCACCGAAAGCTGCTGGTCCTGCTGGTGCTGTTGCCGCCGCAGGCGCGCCGGGTATCCCTGCGAAGTATGCTGGCAATCCTGCTTTGGCTGCAGCATACATGCGCGGCTATGGGCCGACTACTGCTGCTCCTGCTGCGACTCCAGCGGCAGCGACAGCCGCGCCTGACATAACAGCTGCAGCAGCGAACGTGCCAGCGGGATTGACGAAGCAGCAACAGAAGGGTGCTGTGCTCTATCAAAAACTGCTCGCTCAGTTCAAAGCGCACCCGCCAGCTGGCGTGCCTCCTGATGCAGCGCAGTTCGGCATCACGAAAGGGACGCCCGAAGAATGGGCGCGATTCGGTGTCTCTGTTGCTCACGCTGAATCAGGTTTCAATCCGAAGTCGACGAATCTCAGCGACCCGGGCGGCTCATTCGGCGTCTTTCAATACGCGCACGGGCAGGCCTACGGCAATGCCTACGACGTCGACAAGTCAGTCGCTGCTTTCGTTCGTGACGCGAACAGCGCAGCAGCAAGCGGCAACATGCACACGAGCATTCTCGGTCGTCGATTTTCAACGATCGGCAGTCATCCCGGTGTTGGTGCTCGATACCTAGGGCAAGCAGAACACATCGCGCAAGCAAGCGCTGCAGCGCAACCAGCTGCTGCGAATGCCCCGCCGTTTTACTTGGCAGCAGCGCGAGGGATGCAGTTCGGCGGCATTGTTGGCGGCTTGACTCATGCGCTGCTCGGCGAGCGCGGCCCTGAAGCTGTCATCCCTCTCGGCGGTGGTCGCAGAGCAATGGGCTTGCTCGACTACGCGACACGCGCGCTCACTGGTCGCGGCGCTGGCGGCACGCACATGAACTTCACGCCGAACATCACGATTCACGGCGGCGCAACCGACGAACAGCAGCGTGCGATGGATTCGCGACTGCGTGATCTCGCGCGCGACTTCATCAGTCAATTCAAGGCGGCGCAGTATCAAGAGCGACGTCTGAGCTACGAGTCAGGATATTGAAATGCCACAACCACGCATCCCGTCACCGACACCGCCCGTCATTGAAGGCGGACCGACTTTTCTCGCGACGCGACCTGTCGAAAAGGCGCTTGTGCTGCCGCCGAAACCGCCGCCGCGCATCTACGTCTCAGTGCAAGATGATTGGTGGGATTTGATCTCGCTGAAAGTCTACGGGATGCGTCGCTTTGACGAGTTCTACATGCACAAGCTGATCGAGGCGAACTATTACTTGCGCGAGATTTGTCACTTCCCTGCAGGCATCGCTGTGATCGTGCCTGATTTGCCTGTCAAAACTTCGATTCCGCTTGTGCCGTGGAAAAAGGCGTCGATCATCACCACGTCATGAACGCGCTGCAAAGACACGTCCGAGAGCGAAAAACCCTCTGGAAGCGCTCTGGAGAGCGGCGCGAGACGTTTCTGAGCAAGCTCAAAGAGCTGTTCGCGATCAGGAAGCGCTGTCGCGAGAGCACGAGGATGCAAGGATGATCACGCAAGTCAGATTCGCTCGACCGTCAATCATCATGAACGGCAGCGATTGGTTCAATGAGCTTGCGCCGTATTTTCTCAACTGCATCTATGTCGACAACTGCGACGGCGATCACGCTGACGACTTTCAGCTGCAGCTCGCTGATCGTGACAAACGCTTCATCTCTGATTGGATGCCCGATGTCGGCACGTATTTTGACGCAGAGATCATCTGTGAACGCTGGTTCGCGCCGAATGCAGCTGCGCTCAGTCTCGAATGCGGTCGCTTTTGGATTGATTCAGTCGATTTTCAGCTGCCGCAGAGCACAGTCAGCATCAAAGCAAGCTCGATTCCGACTGATCAGAAGCTGAAAGGCGCAGACGAAACGCGCGGCTGGGAGAACTCGTCGCTTGAAGATGTCGCGATTCAGATCGCAGGCGAGAACATGATGGTCTTGGATTGGCAAGCGCTGACGAACCCGAAATATAAGCGACTCGAACAGACTGAAGAGAGCGGTCTCTCGCTGCTGAAAAAGCACGCGAACGCGCACAAGCTGTCGCTGAAGGTGCACAAGAACAACATCGTGATCTTCAACGAGCAGGAACTAGAGGGCGCTGCGTCAGCGTTCACGCTGCTCTACGGCGACGCCACAGCCGGTGTGGGCGGTGCGACGTATCGCATGAGCGCTGGTGATTTTCAGATCATGATCAACGACACAGTGCAAAGCACGCGCAACAGCTTCTCCGTGATGGAGACCGGCATGACCGGTCAGTCAAACTTCAACACTGAAGATCAGGACATCTCAGAATATGGCACTGACAGCAACGAAGACCCGGGCGAGGACGGCGAGGGCGGTGGCGATGGTGGTAACGGAGGTGGGCTGCGCAAGCCCCGCGCAGGACTTGAAGGCGATTGGACGACTGACACTGACAGCACGTTCGCAGAAGCGATGGCGCGCGACAAGAACAAGCACAAAGTCCGCGCAACGATCGAGATGTCGATTGGCAACCCGCTCGTCGCAGCTGGTCAGACGTTCGACCTGAAAGGCGTCGGTCAGTTCGATGGCAAATGGTTCGCAGAAACTGTCGAGCATCAGCTCGGCCCGCAATACGACACGAAGATCATCGCTCACAAGTGCTTGGAGGGTTACTGATATGGCGATCAAAAATATTCTCGCAGCAACTGACTTCGTGAGCGGCAAAGACAACCGCTACCGCAACAGCGTCGTGATTGGCAAAGTCGTGAAGCTCGAATGCACTGACAAGGGCGCGAACATGCGCGTGCAGATGCCAGAAAAGCTCGATCGCAAAGGCAATCCGCTGATCACAAAGCCAATTCCGATGCTGCAAGTGAGCGCAGGCGGCAAGCGCAGCTTTGCGATGCCGCGCATCGGGCAGAACGTGCTGATGGTGAAACGATCGAACGGCACTGGCGACTACCTTGCAGTCGGGCATTTCTACACGTCGAACGACCCGCCGCCTGTGACAGACCCGATGCTCGACTACACGGTTTATGACGACGGCTCGATCAAGCAGTTCGACGCGAGCAAAGGCACTGAGACGCACACGCTCAAAGGCGACACGGTCTGGAACAATGACGGCAAAGCATCGCTCTCGTTCAAAGGCGACGTGCTGATTCATAGTGACGGCACAGTGACAGTCGAAGGGCCGACGCAGATTCATCTCAAAGGCCCGATGAAGTTCGAAGGCGACATCACGCACATCGGCAACATGAGCACGACTGGGATTCACACTGCGTCTGATGGCCCGCACGCTGCTTGTGGCGCTGGTGAGCGTTTAGAACAGGCGAACATCGCGCAGCGCATCAGCACGCTTGAAGCGACGATCGTTGCGCTGAACGCGCGACTCGCGGCGTTGGAGGCAACACTATGACAGAAGGCACTTTTGCAGCAATCATCTTCGGGCGCGCTCAAGGACGCATCATGACGTTCGAGCACATCGAGCGCAAATATAAGGGCCGCTTCGGCGTTCACAATGTTCACTTGCGCAAGCCACTGCTTGAATGGGCGGGAAACGACCTGATCGAGATCGAGATGCGCGT